TACTACCGTCTGAACTTTTTACTTGAGCTTTATAAGTAACTTGCGAAGTTGTATTGGGTGAATCAAGAAAACTTAAAGAACAAGTCGCACCACTATTACCACTTCCCTCTCTGTAGGTTACTATTCCATGAACTAATTGAGTTGAATCTCTTACAATATTTCCTTCGCCAAAATAACTACCTCCAGAATACAAACCCCATTGCCCACCCATCAAGGTCACAAAAATTTTATTAGAGCTTGAAGAAGGTGTGATATTTAAAGTGCAACCTGTAATGTCAGTAAATGAAGTGCTACTAGAGGAAAATTGTCCAGTTTTAGTAACAGATACAACTTGAAGAATTTTACCAGCACTTATACCCGTTAAACCTGATCCATTGCCACTTAATCCACTATTAGTTATTGCTAGTCTTTCAATACCATTCGTTGAAAATTTTATAGTGTCTTCTGCATAAGATATTCCGCTATTAGTGTCTTGCCCACGCTGACTTGGTGCGGATACACTTCCGTTAACTGTTGCTATTCCTGTTGTTCCGTCAAGTATAAAAGCCATAATTAAACGATAGAAACTACTGAACCAGCAGGAATTGTAAGAGTTGCGTTAATGGTCAATGGGCCAAAAACTCCTGCATTTATATTAGACGTTCCATCACCGATTGTATAGTCATTGTCCATCTGATTCTCATTTTCGTGAAAAATAGCTTCTTTTGGTGTTCCTCCTCCAGTAGCTCCTCCACCACCTCCAATAGCACCCCAGGCACTTGTGTATCCTTCAAATTGGTTAAGAGTTGAATTATACCTAAACTGCCCTGCTGCTGCTGATCCTGGTCTTTGGGCTGTAGTTCCTACTGGTATTTTTAAAAATCCAGTGGATGACATCGTAACATCACCTGTCATCGTGGGACTTGCTGCTACAACATGACCCAAGTTATCAAGTGTAATATTTCCTAACGTGTTATAAGTCGCACTATCTCCCGAAACTGCTGTTGCTATTTTCAGTAAATTAGTAGAAGTATTTATATGAGCCTGATACTGAGCTATATTTGCTGCACCTGATGGGTCGCTACTCCCAGAACTAAATGTTCTTAGTGCTTGAAAGATTTCATTTAGTTTTGCACGAACAGCAGCACCCGTTCCGTTGGCTGACTGATAATTATTACCTGTTTCGCTGGTAGTAGAGCCTGGTCTAGCCATTTAAAAAAGTAACATTGAACCTATTCTAACTTGCTTTACCAAATCCGACAGCTTGATAGGTAAAATTTCTATCAACTGAAGCATTTGAAGAGTTTTTGAAGTGGACAGTAAATCCCGTTCCAGAAAGATTTGATACTTCAAAAAAGTCCCCAGATTGCATATTCTGTGCAGTAATACCAACTGTAGGTAATATGCTGTTTGCTCCACCTTCGGTATTAGCAGTACCGACAAAGAAAGGATGTTGGAACGTAACTGATTTTGCTCCTGCTCCGCTTGCTGTTGTTGAAGGACTTTGCTCAGTTCTTTGCTCCATAGAGGCTGTATAGCCTAACTGAAATACCCTAATGTCTTGGTCAGGATCTTTACTTGTTAAATTAACCTTGAATTTAAAACCTCTACCTTTATATTGTCCATTTGCAAAGGTCTGAAATGGCTTGTAAGTAGCAGATCCACTATTAGGATTATCTTGAGTAACTGCAACTAACATTTCAGCATTAACTTCAGTTGCAACATCTCCATCAAAAGTACCAGTAGTAGGAAATCCTAACTTTCTTGAATCAAGTAAGTTTGAAGGGAAAAATGCTTCAGTTAAAAAATGACGTTTTAAGTCTAGAGTGAATACATCTCCTAAATCTAGGAAAGTTCCTCCAGCCGTTCCACCAAATTCATAAGTACCAAGTGGCTTGATACCGCCAAGATCATCTAAAGAGGGAACATCATCAAATGTTCCTACAATACTGCCACCGATATCATCAAATAAACCACCACCAATTAAGTTAAGAGAATTTGTTGTCGCATCAAAAGCAACATCTGTTTTTATTCCTTGAAACTTTGGAACGTCTAAATCTTCTCTTCTTGTTTGAATTAACTTATCATCAACTACATCTGGTAAATCTATAACTACACTTGCTTCACCATTACTGAATCTACCGCCATCATCTTGAAATTTAAGGATATACTCTCCTTCGAGTAATGGAACATCAGCAATAGTCGTATTGCCAGCCAGTGCCTCTACCAAATCTGTAGCGTTTGAAAATGTTCCCGTTCCATCAGTTTTTGTAGAGTGTCTAACATAAACACGGCCACCGTGGGTAACATCTAAATCTGTTGCTAAATTCCAGCGTAATCTTACAGTAGTCTTATTTATTGGTTCTCCTGTAAGTCCAGTTACATCAGCAGGAACAGCAGTTTTACCGATAGTGTTAAAAGTATCAGTTGAAGCTGTCGCACTAGGTTCTAATGCAGCATTTAAACTGCGAACAGATACTTCATAAGACCCGACTTTTGTGTTGAATATTTCAAAATCAGGACTACTTGTTGTAGCAGAAACAATATTATTATCATCAAACCTATAGTTCACCATATAGTTAGTAACACCAGCTACAGGCTGCCATCTAACAATTAATTTAGATACGGGTTGATTATTAATGAGAACAATTACTTCATCTGCTGACAACCCTGTAGGAGGAGGCTTGAGAAGATTTAAAACTGATATTTGTTGAGGTGTTATTGTTTCTCCATCTTCTATAAAGTCATATTTTTCATTTACATAAGCTAAAGCAGAAATCCCATATCTAACACCATCATTTTCCTCAACAGACATAACTCTAAATGATTGGGCAGAAACAGTATCATTTTCAAGTAACCAAACACTATTAACATTCGGTGCTGTATTAACTAAGTTGCCACTTGAATTTTTCATTTGAAAATTTTCACCACTGACAAGTGTTATTACTGCTCCATTTATTGAATCCACATTCTTGGTGCTTACAGTTCCATCAGGCATTATCACACTCAATTTAGGATTATTTTCAGCAGATAAATCAGTTGCACTTGAATCATCTACAGTTATTTGGTTTGTTGTAGCATTACTGATTCTTCCTCCTCTTCTTACACCTGATCTTGCTGGATCGGCAATACTGATAATCGTTCCAGGTCTAACAACTATTCCTGACTCCATTGATACAGAGAAATTTACGGCTTCAGTTTCTCTTTGTTCGGCAAATAACATTGCTTTTGCAAATCTTCGAGCTTGTCCTCTACTTGTGCAACCTAATGCTTTTACTCTTTTAACATGAAGCCCATACTTATTTTTATAAGCTGCTTCTGCTTCTACTTCTTCATAATCTAAATCTCTAGTTTCCATATTAAAATATGAAACTGCTATGACTGTACTTCTGGTTTTTAAACTGCTTCCTGTATAACTAAAACCTTCTGGCCCAACATTAGCTAACGTAAACAAATAACTCGGATCTTTTGGACTGTCTTGAGTAAGAAGTAACGCTCCTTCAGACCAAATTGGAATACATCTCATTATTCCCGATAAAGTTCTTATAACATCAAATGCTTCTACACTTGTCTGAATATTTATATTGCAAGCAAATCTAGCTTCTTGTCCACCAAATCCATCATCAACTTCTTTATTAGAAAACTTACTAGCAGTCACAAAAGAAAATAAATCTAAATTATTGTCAATAATATGATTACCCAATCCATATCTAGTGTTAGTAAGTAAGTCAAGAAGTATCATTGCAGGGCACGTTGTCCATTCAGCAGCACCCATCACACCATTAAAAATGTAACCAGTGGGATATTCTATTCTTCCAGTTTGTAAATCTACAGTTGGAGTACCTGATGAGTTAGCTCCTGGACCTGGGATTCTTACTTTTACTCCTCTTACTCTAAATTTTCTAGTAGGAATCCTATTGAAAAATTCTGAGTCTAAACGAAGTCTTGTAAATGCACTATTTGGGTATGTACTTGAATCATCTTCTAATTCTGAATAAGA